TATTTTCCGCAAGTTGTTTCTCAAGTTTAAGCAAATTAACTTCTGACATTCCTAACAATTTCTGTTGTCTTATCATTTCTTCATTTTGTTTATTTTGAAGATCGAATTTTGTTTGATCAGATTTACTTATCTCTTCATATAATTTCTTTTGTCTTTCTAATTCCTCATTCATTTTGTTAAATGATTCTGTTCCCTCATCTGTTGAATTGGATAAATTAATAATCCATTCTGTTAGTAATGAAATACCAACAATTACAGCACCTATTCCTGTTGCTAATAAGGCTGTTCTAAATAATTTCATTGCTCCGGTAGAAGTACCAACAGCAACAGCATATACTTTTTGTGCTGTTGTTAGTAACCATGTCTTTGCTGTTGCAAGTCCAATCATAAATGCCGATTCCTTTTGTAAAGAGTTAGCAATTTGCTGAACTCCATTCATTACCGATTGAATGGCGACTAATTTCTGTATTCCTTTTTGTACATCTTGATTCTCAACACCAAGTAACTGCATTGAACCTTCAGCAACTTGAACAGCCGAACCAAGTGCCATGAAGGACCCAACAACCATATCAATATGTTTTGTATCACTACCAACAACTTTCATACGTTGAGAGATGTCGGCAAATGTGTCTTTTATTTCTCCGCCTCTTTGTGCTAAGTTCTTAAAAACTTCTGAATTCGTCTCTCCTCTCAATTGCATTTGAGCAAGTTGCATGGTTATATTTTTCAATTCCTGTCTTAAAGACACGGTGGAGCCTTCGTAGTTACCTATATTCATTCGCTGTTTTTCAGCCTCTGAACCTTGTTTTTTAATTGATGTGGTTAGCTCATCCATTCTACTAACCATGCTTGCATATTGTTTTCTCCCCTCCTCTGTTTCCTGATTAATCTTTCTTTTTTGAATCTCTAACAACTTGTATTCCGCTGTCAACTTTTCCAATGTTCCCGCCTCTTTATCATTTATTATTGCCTGTTGTTTTGCAATTGCTAAAGCATCAGCATCAGCCTTCTTTTTTCTTAAAACAGCCTCCGAAAGTTTTTCTTGTTGGTCTAACAGTTGTTTATTAATCTTTTCGTAGGACTTTTGTTGCTCCAAAGATTTTTTTTCAAAGTCGAATAATTCCTTTTCTTTTTTCGTTTGCTCGGATATATTATTACTAACATCTTGCGTCACCGTGCTTAATGTTACTCCCTGCTTTGCGAGTTTTTCAATCATAGTAACAGAATCCAACAACTCCTTATTAAGCTCCTGAATCTGTTTTACTAACGTCTCGGAATAAATGTCACTATATTCTACCCTGTTATTTGCCATTAGCTTTTTTTATATTTTTACAATACTCCTCAAATTCCTGACAATATACAACAAACTTCTTTAAACTTAATGTTGTTATGTCTATATTGAATTTTTTCCAGTCTTCCAAAGCCGAAATAATCTTATAAATGTCATTATCCTGTGAGTTTTCGTTTTCATTTTCATTTAAAGCCTTTAGCTCATTCTCTTTTATTAGTATCTTTAAATGCAGTTGTTGTAACTTTTTTCTAATCTCTTTTGAATCCGTTTCTCTGTTGTTAATATATTTTATGCCGTTCAATTTTAAATAATTAACCAGCATCGGGTCTAAATCTTTAACAACAATCACATCAGAAACGAGTTTAAGAATATTAAATTTTAATCTCATTAACATAACATCGTACTGCAACAAGCGGAAATATTGAAATGAATTGTCTTTTACTAATGTCAAATAATCTTCCTGCAATTTATCCCATAACAATTTGCATTTTTCAACATTGATATATTTAATGTCCTGAATGTCGCTTATTTTAGCCAAATATCTTAAATCATTAGTTTCATAAATCTTAAAGAAATTATAAACCGGTATTGTATCAATTGAATTATACAATTTCACTTTGTTAAACAATATGTAAAATATTCTTTTAAGCATTGATTTTTTCTTTAATTTTTCGTACCATTTCAGGAATTATCAACTTCATATTTAACCTTTCAATAGTTTCGGGGGTGGTGCCGAGTAAATCATTTGTTCCAAATTTATCCGACAAATCCGAAAACTTTGAATCTGTTGAGGTTGTGAAATATCCCTTATTGTCTGCTGTTATTTTCATTTCGTTGTAAAAATCACCAGTATCTTTTAAATCCCAGTTCCCTTCAGCGTCAGGGTTTTTACTAATCTTATATTCTCTATACTCTTCATTTTTAAGTGGTTTATACAACCCGTCTGATGTTATTAACCCTTGTTGCAATTGTTCCTGTAAATTTTCAATAACAAAATCCTTACCTTCCGAAATGATTTCCGAAATTAAAGCATCCGTTTTAATGTTGCTAATCCTTTCTTGACATTCTTGAAAGTTCACGGGTTAATTTTATTTTGTTATTAATTTTATTCGTTTCCTGTAAAATCTCATAAACATTATTCATTATCTGTATAGTGTCTTTTGTTTTATAATCATCAAACCTATTGCCGAAAGTTAGGGAGAAGCCATTAAAAGACATCCCCCCAACTTCTGCTTCATTCCACCTATACCCTAATAAGTATAACATTATGCCTCAACAACTGTTACAGCTACAGCCCCTGTACTTTCAATTGCAATGTCTGTCAATGACACAGAACCGCAAGCAACTAAATCGAAAGAATAAGGCGAATCAGCAGCGGCAATTGTCACCGCTATATCGTAAGTTCCGTCACCGTTGTCTGTGGCTGTTGTTATACTTACGACATCACCGTCCTTATCTATTAATGTGAAGTCATCTTTTGCAAGTCCAACAATTGCTGAACTCTCGTCTGTTGTTACAATGCTATCAATGTTCACACTTGCTACAAAACCTGCTGCTGCGATGTCAGATACTGATAATGTAACATCATACACACCATCAAGATTTGAAGGTAGTTTTGGATTCCAAGCCGATGTCGCTTTTAACGGCTGTAAAACATAACCCCTGTCATTGAACTCAGTTGTATCTAATAAGACAACCTTTACGGGAGTTGTTACGGATGCCGAACCGTCTGAAAGTTTCGCAGTTTCAATCCTGATTTCCTGTACTGAAAACGGTTGTACTTTCGTTCCGTCAAAGGAGGTGCAAAGGATGTTGCCGTTATCGTCAATAATAAAAATCTTGCAACTTCTACCGTTAAACTTCCTTAATTTATTAGCTTGAGCTTTGTTAATGTTTAAATACATTGTAAAGCCTATCGTCCCTTCTTTAACGAAGGTTGAGCCTGCTAATGAAAAGTCCTCATAAACCGATTCTTTTGATTGATTTTCAAATGATACAGCTTGAGGAAATGGGTAAATCCTTGATGCCACAGGAGCTTTAATCGCTGTTGTCCACGTTGCTAACGTGAGAGCCGATGCTTCTGTTGCAAATTCAAAGTCTGTTGGGCAAACAATTATCTGCCTCCACGCTGTCATGTTGTTTTTTATTTGCTTCACAAAACCAGTATTAGCTTGCGAAACGTCTGCTGAAAATTTATTCATTTTTTTACGTTTTTAAATTGTTATAACTGTTTTTTTAATTTCAAATCTTTAAACTTTATTTCAATAGCATCAATAACATCATTCAACTTGTTTTGAGAAGTTGAAGCCGTGTTGTAATAAAATAGGTCTTTCTTTGTGTGCGGAATAAGTCCCATTGTAGGATTAGCCGTAAAGTCGAAATAACAAGAATAATATAAGTCCTTAAGAAACTCTTCATAAATGGGATAAAGCACTGTTTTATAAATAGTATCAAGCCTGTCGGAAGTGCTTAAACTTTGACCGCTATTTGTAACAATGTATAAAGAGAGGCTAAATATAGCCTGATGCCTATCATCGTTCGGGATTGTTTCCTCAATTTCGGAATGAAGTATAATTAGCGGGTATTTTTGAGTTCCTTTTTTTGCACCTTTGAGCATCAATTCCTTTTGAATCTCCGCCCAATTGCCGAACATAAACAGGCAATTACTGCTTAATCCTGTTACTATTGACTCTATTACTTCGCTAACATAAATCATACGCCAAATGAATTTATTTCCTCAATGTTAGAACTTTGTAACAAAGGAAAATCTGCGAAATTAACCCGCAGATAATCCAGTGTATTGTTATATTCCAAAACTCCACGATTCCAAGCCTTTACCTGCTTGTCCCTATTCATTACAATTTCGCCCATTTCCGAGTTATTTAAAGCCTCTCCGATAGGTGAACTTATTGTTATTACTGCATTTTGATAATAATAATATGCAAAATAAACTAACATAACTTTCAAACCGTTGTATTTAACAGTATTATATCCGTTGTTATACTCCACTCCGTTAATAAGGCTTACATACTTTGCCTGTGTTTTGTTATTTACATAATCCAAATACATAGCATCCCCGAACAATTTCAGAAGTATTTCAGCCTCAACCTGAGCAATAACATCGTCTAATTGACTCTCGGTTAAATCATTCGAGTAATCAATGTTATAAATACCTTTAAGTAATGTTTTGTCTGTTATATTTGCCAATTTGCCTTTTGTTTAAAGATTATTCGTTTCTACTAATCACAAAAACCTTGTACCAAGCCTTTTGAGTTGTCGCCGCTGTAATACTCTGTAATTTTAAATAAGGATAATTAAAATCGTCCAAATTTTTATACTGAATATTTGTAGAGGCATTTGAATTTTTTATAGTATCACCGGTAGAAGACCAATTAGCTCCGTCCATTGAATGATAAAATACCCAGTTATTTGTAACAGTTCCTGTGACCTTTGTTGTGAGCAGTCCGAAATTTAAATCTCTCGATGTTTGTCCGGTTACTCTGAAAACTAAAGACAAAGTATCACTTGCAACGAGCGTGTCGGTTGTTGCACCTAAATAATAAGCGTAAGTATTTTCCTGCAAATACACGCTTCCTGCGACTTTGCCAGCAATTGGCGTTTGAGCTGTTGATACAAAAACAACACTCAATAATACGAATAAAGATATTAACTTTCTCATTTTTTTACTTTTTTAATTGTTTTTTTTACTTTTTTTAATTCTGTGTGTGCATCCTGTTTACTTTCTTCAACTAATGCCCCTTTGCCTTCTTGGACTATTTTATAAGCAAGGTTTACAGGAAGGGACTTGATAGTCCCTTCGGGTATTCCTTTAATCTTGTTAAAAAATTTAACAGAGAGCAATTTCGGTTTCAATTTCAACTTACCCATAACACTATGCACCTGATACGTTAGTTAATGCTGTAATTGCATCGGTTATACTTGAGCAGTAAATGATACCAAGCGGTGAACCAATACCAACAGCAACACGGGATTTTAACTGAATTGTTTTTATTCCCTTGCTGAAATCTGTTGTTACATCGTAACCGATGCGAACATCAGCCATTGATTTAACTCCAAAAGTCACGCTGTCGGATTTGCAAACAACCAAAGAACCTTCTGTCATTTCAGTTTTTGCAACAACTCTCAAACCATAAATATAAGCCAAGTTTCCGGCTTGATCTAATTTAACGCCTGCTAATGTTACAGAATTAGCCTCCAAGTCTTTCAGGCTTTCAATTTCTGCAATGTCGTTTGGATTCATAATAACAGTATCCACAAGTTTACCCTGATTGTTAGCTTGTAGTTTTGCGTTTTTAATAACGTCCACGATGTTAGGAGAGTAAACCTTACCGGCTCTTAAAGTGGTATCGTAAGCGGTGAAATATCCGCTTGTTCTAATACCTATGACTGATGTTGTTCCGTTCCCTGATGTGTTCAAAGTGTAGGAATCAAGTTTACTTTCAAGTTTGTCCATACCTATTGTTAGGATGTCAGTCAGAATATAATCCAAGTCGTCAAGGGTGTTTTCATGAACCCTGAAATCTGCACAAACATCAAATACTTTGTATTCGATAGTTTTTAGCAAGAATGAGCTTTTACCTCCTGCTGCGTCTTCTTTTTTTACAGCTGTACCGTCTTCCAGAGTATCCTCGATAACAATACCGAAGTATTTGTCCTCTGTCGGCATTGTGCGGAAGATTTGCGAAAAGTGAGGATAAATGCTTGTCGGAACAACCTCTCTCATCATTCCATAGTTTGTTAAAGAACCAATTGACATTCCGGGAGAGCCTCCGGGTCTTACTGCTCTTGAAGTATCCATATCAACTGCTGATTTAACAATAGTTGCAAGTGGTATTGATAGGCTTACTCCGTTGTCTCTGTGTGATGCTTTTACACGTTGTTTTTCAACTCCGTCAATTGTGTAGCTTTCAAATGCTCCGGTATCGAGTAAGGCTTTTTTAAGGCTTTCAATGCTTGAAAGAGGGGCGTCTTCATGTTTTTTTAAAACAGCCAACTCCTCAGCCTGTACTCTGATTTTTTCATTCAACTCTTTTTTCAATGCTTCGTGCATTTCTGCATTTTGTTTGATTTGCTCCGAGTATTTATTTACTTCAGAACAAAGAGCATCCATACTTTTTTTATCGGCGGATGATTTTAAAGCCTCTTCGAGCTTGGTGCCGAAATCTGCAATTTGTTTTAATATTTCTGCGTTTTCCATGTGTGTTTACTTTTTGTTGTTAATTAATATTTGATTCAATTTATCAAACCCCGAAATTATCGGCTTGAAGTCAGTGATTTCGTCGGCTGACATTTTAAGTGATAATTCGATTGTATTTAATTTCTTTTCAATCTCTTTCAAAAGTGTATCTGTTGTTTTTAAATTTAAAGCATCCTTTAATAATTCAATGTTTTCAGAGCTATTTTTAAGCTCTAAAACCTCTGTAATAGGATTGCTCCCTGACATTGTAAGGCTTGAAAACTCTCTCATCCTCCATTCTTGGACGTGATATATTCCGTCCTTTTCAAAATATTTTATCGGAATTACTGCTACACTATGCTGAATTGACCTACCGTGTTTTGCATAAAGAGAATAAAATTCAAACATCTCTTCTGATACTGGTGTTTCTGCAAATTCCGAAACTCCGTATAAATATTCATTTGTTTCTCCGAGTTCCAAAGGTATTCCTAACATTATACGAGGGTCATGATTCTTGTACCAAAAAATATTTTTAAAGTTTTCGGAAATTGTTTTTTTGAAAGAGCCCTGCAAACTCATGTCGGATTGGTCATCCACGACATTAAATGAGTTTAGAATAGCTTTAACCGTATGACTTTTGTTGTCAATGTCAATTATTTGTGAGCCGTATTTGCAATTTTTTAGTTTAAATTCTTTCATAGTTTAATTTTGTTTTTAAGTTCACCTTCTGTCATTAAACCCTTTTCAAATAAATAAACATAATACTCCGTTTCTGTTTTTTTTGTTTCAATCTGTTTTATAACATCAGGCAAAAGAGCCTCAATTTTTGAAGTGTCAGGCTCAATCCAAATACTTTCTTTGTTTATCCCCAAACCCCTCGAGATACTTGAATAAACATCTGTCAGGATTGGAATTAAGGTGTTTATATAAAATATTTTTGATAGCTCTTTAATGTTGTTATATGTACTTGCATCTTTTGCATTTAACAACACGCTTGGCATACCTCCCAACACGTTGCACAGTGTATCATATTCGGAGGCTTTTAATTCAATAGGCATAAAAGACGACAGAGCTTCGACCATTGACTGGTATTCTAAATCTACATCCGTGGCAAATTTATTTCTGCGACCTCCGATTTTCGAGTAAACTTTGTTTATTTTTTCTTCAATTTTATTTTTTTCCTCCGGGTCCATTGAGGTCTCGTACTTCTTTGTCGTTTTTTTCAAAAATCCGAGAGGTGATTCAAGAATGCAATTAATAACATCATACACGTTTGAAAGTGATTTAACGCTTCTTATTGCCGTTGATGTTCCTGAAAATCCGTAAAGATAATAACCGTTGTCAGTGTTTACGTTTGATGTGCGTATGTGGATAACCTCATCCACTTTCATTTTTACAAAAGCGCTACCTTTGAAATAATTATACCCTGTTATTTGATTATATCGGATGTCTGAATTTTGTTTTAAATTGCCGTAATCGTCAAAAGAATCCCTGCTAATAACATAAGTGTCTTTTGTTGGTAATAGCTTTAATTGAGGTATTTTAAAGCCTGAAAGAGACTCTTTAAAAAGATAGCAATTTCCATAAAGAACGTAATTTGTGATTATTGTTTTTATAAATTCCTCTTTGGTTGTGTTAAAAGGTCTGTCAATTGCCTCAGAAATATCGGTATTTTCAATTATCGTACCCTCGCCCCTATAATTATACTTGACAATCTTGTAAGGTATTTCTGAGCCTTTTTGAGCTATGTAGTTAATGATTGAAAATAATTCAGGCACATTGTTATAAAAAAGCTCAAGCATCTTATAATTGCTCCGAGATGTTGCGTTTTCGATGTTTATTTTAGCCTTACTTGAAGCGGTGGTATCTATGAGCTGAAAAAATGAGTTTCCGCCGCTTTTTTGTTTTTCTTTTTTGTTTCCAAAATTTAAACTGAAATTTAATTCCATTAAAATAAAATTATTCCAAAACAAATATAAATTATTTTTTTAAAAAAAAGCAAACTCAAATTTTATTAATTTCTATTTCTATTTCTATTTCTATTTCTATTTCTATTTCTATTTCTATTTCTATTTCCCATATGTTGTAACATATGTTAATCATATGTTACAACATATGTTTTTTAATAACAATGTTTAAATCAATAAGTTAATACTTTTTGTTAAAAAATAACCTGTTTTTTCACTCTTTTTTCATTAAAATTTTAACTCAAAATAATACAAAAAAATATTGCGACTTTTTGCGTTATTTTTTGTTAATAAGTCATTAATAACTTTTTTAAAAAGAGGTTGATTTTTGACAAAAAACGGCTGTTTTTTTCTGAATTTTTTATATTTTTTTCCTTAAAATGTACAAAAAAAGACCATAAACGATTGCATCTGAAATATCGGGACTCTTATTTATTATCTTTTTTATCTCTGATTTTGGCTTAATTCTTAATTTTTCCCCCACCAAAGAAGCCCTCTTAACATAACTTAACTCAGTGATAATATCGTCTTTTAAATGGTCTGAAATATCAGCTGAAATATAAATTTTATTGTTGTTAATTAATTCAGAAAGTCTAAAATAAAGCTCACTTCGCAAATTAAAATACTCTCCTGTAGTGCTTTCCATTCCTGTATGCAATGCAGTAGCTCCGCCAAGTAAACGCTGTATGTTGTGACCTATTCCGTCCGCATCGTAACAAATATTTGAACGTGGAACGTGATACAATTGAGCATAATAATTTATTTTATCGGTTAAATTCTGATAATTAACCTTTGTTACCTCAACACCATTTTCAAACTCCTTTTGAACTGCTCCTATGTTCCTTGTTACGAAAATATCAACAATGCGTAAACCACTCCAAACAACAATCACAAACCTATCGTTAGTGATTGCAATGTCACAGGAAATGTACATATCCCCACTTTCGACAAACGAATTAGTAAATAAATCCCGAATCTTTAAACTGTTAATTAATGCGTCTTCGCTGTCATCGTAGTCCCAATCACCCAGTAAAAGCCTTTGCCGTTGTATTTTGTCAGTGATTTTATTCAAAGTATCTAAATACTCTTTCGGCAAAAAATAGTTTTCCGTTGCACCGGCAGGAATATAACGTCTGTCAGATGTTATATTTTTAAAGAAATTATCATACATCCACCCTTTTTGTGGGTTTGCTGTTATTAACAACTTGTAAGCACTAATGTTGTACTCTTTGTTTTTACAACGTCCAATGGAAAGAACTAAATTTGAATAAGCCTCTTGGCATTGTTCCCCGCCCTCTTCAATCCAACCCCATGTGTTTTGCATCGACCCAAAACGCTGATACATCGGGTCCGAGGGTTGGTACTCTGTAGAAATAAATATGATTCTTGAGCCGTTGTAAAATGTTATAATATTATCCTGACCGTTAAATTTATACATTATTTTTGAGACGTTCATTTTCTCGAAGGTCTCAATAAATGAAGGCAATGTATGCTTTCTTAAATCTGTTAAATTATTTCTGCTAACAAAATATGAAGTGTTTGGATAACAAAGTGCAGATTGAGTTAAAAACACACACCCTAAAAATGATTTTCCGCCACCTTTGCGACCCCCATACAAGACCTCCCTGACATCTAAATAATCAGGATTAAGCAAATAATTTAAAGCCTCATTTTGAGAATCTAAAAGCGTCAAACTCATATCATAACATTAATCAAATATAGTTTCAAAACTACAATTACTTACACAATAAACCCCGTGTCGGTCAAATAATAACCTCCCGCCACATTTCGGGCATCTTGTTACGGTCTTAAAATCTTTTGAAATTTTGTTTTTATAATTGATTTTATCTTTTTTGGTTACTCTATACGTTTTTGACATTTGTTAATTTTTTATTTATCGGAGTTAAAATAATAGGTTCTATCTTCTCGATGCTTATAGTTGTGTCATTTTCAACTCGGCTTTGTTTAGCAATTACAAATTCAGAAATCCCACCGATTAAAATATCAAGAGCTTTCGCAGGATTATCCTCAGCAACCTTATTTAACCACTTTTGGATGTTCGGTAAATTTTGAGATAAAACAAGTTGATAAAACTCTTTAATTTCAGCGGATGTTTTGTTGCAACTTCCTTTTTTTCTCCCTCCCGTTTTTGGGCTTCCCTTAATTCGTGCCATAACTCATTCTATATAAATCTATTATAGATTTTCAGCTAAAAGGGGCGAATCTGGGAAATTCAACCCCTTAATTGTTAAACCAAAAATCAAAAAATTATGTCAGACAAATATAGTTTATTATTTAACAAAATGCAAATATTTTGTAATAAATTTTAAAAGACAAATATAGTTTATTATTTAACAAAATGCAAATATTTTGTAATAAATTTTAAAAACGGACCCAGCCATTTCATTTTACCAACTTCATTTTTTTCAATTTTTGTAATTTAAAATTATTTCATTATTCTTGTTCATTTGATTCCACTCTGACAACAACTCTTCCAATTTTACACGGCATTCTGTTAATTGTGATAATTGTTTCTTTTCGATTTCAGTCCCGGAACTCGTTCCAAAAACTTTCTCACAAACAATTACCTTTAATTGCTTGTCTTCTTTTGATGTGCCAAAGCCATATTTGTCGAAAATGTTTTTAATTTTTTCAATTTCTATTTCTTTTTTCTCTCTCCTTTCTACGGCATCGTAATTTTCGCACGGGGCTATATTTTCCATGAAAGTTTCCCGTTTAATCTCACCTTTAGGCGTTGTTAATAAATAGTCAATTATGGGCTCGAAATCTTTGAAAGTGGGATTAACAAAAGTCATCCCATCAATAAGCGTAGATCTGTCTTTTAGAATTAACCCTTCACGCCATATCTTAGGCTTACCTTCAACAACGCTTTGGCATACTTCCATCCATACATTAAT